AGTAGCGCCCAAGTTCGGGTTGAGCCGATTGCGCTTCCGTGCGCTCCCGCAGAACTGTCTGATTTATGGACGTTTTACGTCAAAACACAGATGGTAGCGGACACTAGGAAGTATCGAGCTCCCGGGACCAACTTCACGTACGGCTCTGAGTTGACTAGTTTTTCCAGCGAAGCACTCCCTCAAGAATTTGAGACAGGTGTACAATCTGTCCTGTTCAATGGATGCAATTCTCTCGCTGCGCTTTCAGACCTCCGCGAGCTGTGCAAGAAGCACGGCGTTTCACCAGGAGAGATGTATCACCGGTCTAGCCATTTTCTTAACCTTCGCAGCTACCAAGCTGAAGCGCATCTTAGACTTAGTACGGACGTCGAGCTACCAGCTCCGTCCGATGGGTTTAGGCGCGTCGGGTCGTGCAAGTCATCGGTCTTCAAGAAGAAGACGAAGGCTAAGGACACGGCCGCTCCCGAAGGTGAGCAAGGCTATGACATTCCTCAAGAAGTGCGAGAAGAACTCCGCAAGGTCTTTCCTAAATTGGAAATCGACAAGTGGAGGTTTCCCCCGACGGGTGTCGATGGACTTAGCGCGCTGCTTAAGAGCATCAGGGTTCAATGTAACAAGCGGCCCAAAGCTCTGCAGCCGATTAAGGTTACTGAGGCTTCAGCGGCAGCCATTTACGCTTCTTTCGCAGACAATCAGCACGACTACTCTGGACCATTACTGGAACAGTTGTACAAAGTGCTCGAGTGCCTTGACGGCACCAAGTCAGCGGGATTTGCAAGGCTCGCCCAGCCGGGTACCAAGTGCGTCTGGCAGGCCACCCCGGCCAAAACAGTGCACCTTGCGTTCCTTCGGCTCGCATTGTGGAGCGCTCACGGCACCCCGGATGTTTCAAATCTCACCCCAGAGCAGACTATATACTACGGGCTTAGAGACCCGTGTCTGCCTTATCTTAAACCAGAGGCGCATAAACCCTCCAAAGTTGCCGAAGGCCGCTATCGCGTCATATGGCCTCTTTCAGTGCTCGACGAGCTATTGTTCGCTTTCCTTCATAAGGCGCAAAACAAAGCAGATATCGCGGCATATCAGGAAGAGCGCCTACCTGGCCCGATCCTACCTATGGTGGGTGTCGGGCACAGCGACGACAGCATGCAGGTTCTTGGTCGCACTTTGTCGAGGTTGCACACGACCACAGGCACGTCGGGCAAAACTTGCTCATCAGACGCAACTGGTTGGGATTTCAGCGTGTCGCGCATGTTGTGG